CTTGAGAACAAGGACGCGACGGCCGAGGACAAGGCCAAGGTCCAGGGCATCCTGGCCGAGGCAGCCGCCCTGAAGGCGGATGCGGTACAGATGAAGAACATCCTCACTGCTGCCGCGGAACTCGACGGTGCGATCGCGGTTGAGGCCAGGGAAATTGCCGACAAGGGACTGAATGCCGGCTCGAAGGCGTTCACGAACTGGGGCGAGTTCCTGTACTGCGTGGCGCTGGCCACAAAGGGTACGCCCGACAAGCGGCTGGTCGCCTTCGAGGATGACGAGCCCAAGAGCGCGAAGACCACGATGCAGGAGGGGGTCGGCCAGTTTGGCGGCTTCCTGGTTCCGACGGAACAAAGCACGACCATGATGTCCGTCGTGGCCGAAAACAGTTTGGCACGCGCCGGTGGCGCCACGGTCATCCCGATGCGCCGGCGCCAGATCGACATGCCGATCCTTGATCAGACCGGCACGACCGCGGGCCAGCCCCATTGGTTCGGTGGGATGCAGTTCTACTGGGCGGAAGAGGGTGGCCTCAAGACCCAGTCGGACCCGAAATTCCGCCAAATCAGTCTGGTGGCTCACAAGCTCATCGGTTATACCCGGGCCTCGGACGAGCTGCTCGATGACTCGGCCATCGGTCTGGACGCTTTTCTGGGCGGGCCGCTCGGCATGGCGGGTGGAATTGGTTGGATGGAGGACTACGCCTTTCTGCGCGGCAGTGGCGCGGGTCAGCCCCAAGGCGTGCTGAACGCCCCGGCGACCATCTCGATTGCTCGCACGGCCGTCAATCCCCCGGTTCAGTACACGGACCTGGTGAACATGCTCGAGAACTTCCTGCCCACGGGCACGGGCGCCTGGTACATCTCGCAGAGCCTGCTCTCCAGCCTCATGGTGATGCAGGATCCGGAGGGGCACTACATCTGGACGCCCTCCGCACGCGACGGTGTGCCTACCGCCCTGCTCGGCTTCCCGGTGCACTTCACGGAGAAGCTCCCCGCGGCCGGGTCCGCTGGAGACATCCTGCTCGCCGACTGGCGCTACTACCTGATCGGTGACCGGCAGGCCACCACGATCGAGAGCACGAAGTTCGATCGTTGGCAGTACGACGAGACGTCCTGGCGCGCGGTCCATCGGGTTGACGGTCAGCCGTGGCTAAATACCCCGCTGACTCTAGCCGATGGCAGTTCGCAGGTCTCGCCGTTCGTGCAGCTCGGTGCCAAGACCACGTAGTCTTGGTGATCCGCTGACACCCTGAATCCAAACGCCCGGCGGTCGTAAGGCCGCCGGGCAGGGAGAGAATGGAAATGGCTGAGAGCACCGCACGTTTCACCGAGCAGTGGGCACTGATCGGGAAGATTACCCCGGCGTCCTACAGCTCGGAGCAGAACTCTGGCCGGCTCAACCTGGCCAACTACCATCGTGCCGCGGTCATCATCTTCAACGGCGCGCTGGGCACCGACACCACGCTCGACTCCGACATCGAGCAGGCGGATGCGGCCTCGGGTGGCACCCTCAAGGCCATCTCGGGGAAGAGCATCACCCAGCTGACGGATGTCGGCGGCGACGACGACAAGGTCGTGGCGGTCGAGATTGACTGCGACGAACTTGATGTGGATAATGGGTTCGAGTACATCAACGTGGAGCTGACGCCGGCGACGAGCACAGCGATCTGCGGCGCGTTGGTCTTCGGCCTGCCGCGCTACAAGCCGGCGATCGTGACAGAGTACGACGAGGTCGTAGACTAGTTTTACCTGGTCCGGTGGCGGGGAAAGGGTATCTCCCGGGTACCCCAGTACCCGCCACCGTTCCATTTTGTCTCAGGGATCCGGGAGGCCCGGCGTGTGGGTTCAACTCATTTCAACAAAGGGCGTGGAGAAGGCTGGTCACCTGGTCACCTATAGACCGGGAGACTGGTGCGACGTTGGGAAACAGACGGCGCTGGAGTGGGTCTCCGACGGGTCCGCCCGTGCCGTTGACCCGGTCGCCTTGAACGTGTTCGCCTCGGGCACCGGCGTCTTTGTCCGAGGTTCAGTGGAGCGAGTATCAATCCTTCTTGGCCCGTATGCCAAGCGCGGAGAGATCACGGACGAACCCCCGATCGTCCACTTCGATAAGACCCTGGTGCTCAAGCCCACGGGTGCACACCCCCGGCTCGACACGCTCGGCACCGCCTGGCGCTTGTTGGACCAGGGGTGGGAGGCGGTCATTCCCCTGCTCGACTACAACCAGCTCGCCTCGAACTACGGTACGGTCGAGGAGCGCGAGCTCACGGCCAAGTACGTCCACGATCTACGCATCCCGATGTACGACCCCCGTGTCATCTTTGTGCGGCGGTGCCCTGCGGGGGAAGCCCTCATCGCGGAGTTCTACGAGGAGATGCACCGCGGCGGTGAGGAGCCCCTGGCACTCCTTCGCGCCCTCCACCGGGTCAAGCCGATGGTACTGGCGACCCCGCGAACATGGGTCGACATTCATGCCCACCGGACGGAACAGTGGTGAAGGAACTATTGCAGTCACATAAAATGACCGCCACGCGCACCGCCGTTCTCGTTGCCGTGGGCGATCCTATATACCGTAGGGCGGCGGACCAGGCCGTGGCGTCCCTTGCGACGCACATGCCCGACCTAAATACGGTCGTCCTCAACGGCCCGATCCCGCCGGGGCTGAACGCCGCGCAGTTCTCCCGGGACGTAAAAACCTCCCTGCTCCACCGGGTGGGCGCCGACCAGGTTATGTATCTGGACGGAGAGTGCCTGGTGCAGGAGAACGTGTCCGCCGGGTTTCAACTACTCGACGACGGTTGGGACCTCGTCATCACGCCGAGTCTGAACCAAGACGGGCTTGATCTGTTTTGGCACGTTGGTCGCACCGAGACCGACATGACGCTGTTGAACCTGGGCTTCGCGCCGCTCCAGCTTCAGGGGGGCATGTGGTTCGTGCGTCGGTCGCCGGCGACCGAACGGCTGTTCGACGCCTGGCACGCGGAGTGGGACCGCTTCCGTGGGAAGGACCAGGCGGCCCTTGTGCGGGCGTTGTTGGTCAATCCGGTGCGGATTGCGCTGCTGGGGTACCCCTGGTTATTGGGTCCGGTGGTCATGCACAGGTTTGGACTGTTCGGGAGGACCGGGTGACCCGCGTCCACGTCGTTACGGTGGACTACGACACGGACATCGTCCTGAGTCGGTTGGTGCGACCGCTGGTCGACGAGTTGGGGTGGTCGCACGGCACGCGGCCGGACCGGACGGCGGACGTGACCTACTACTTTCCGTACCTCCAGCTCGGGATGGGGCCAGACGAGACTCGGACCATGGCGTTCTTCACCCACCGCGACGTCGGTCGCCCAGAGAAGGTGACGGCGTGGGACCACGCGGACGCACGCGTGGACATGCGGACCGTGTGCGCCCGTTTGTACTGGCGGCAGCTTGGGTCGCCCAAGGCCATCGTGACGCCGGACATCCAGCTGGAGAAATTCGTCCCAGGGGACGGGCACCGGCACGCGGTCGTCGGGACGGACGGCTTCGTTTATCCGGCGGGGCGCAAGGGCGAGGGGCTGTTCGGGCAACTGATGCGGCACCCGGCAATGCACGCCGTGGACTTCGAGACCGCCGGGCGTGGGTGGCCGTGCGAGTGCCGTCTTTGGCCCTGGGACCAGTTGCACGAGTTCTTCCAACGGCTGTCCGTTTACGTCTGCACGTCCACGATCGAGGGAACGGGGCACGGGCCGCTCCAGGCCCTGGCCTGCGGCGTGCCGACGGTTGTGCCCACGGGCGTCGGCGTGTTCGATGAACTGGAGGGTCTTGGGATCCATCGGTACGAGGCCGGGAACCTGGACCAACTCGTACTGGCGGTGGAGGACGCGCTGATGGACCGTACGCCGACGGAGGACATCCGGGAGTGCGTCACCAAGTACACTCACGCCGCGTGGTTGCGAACCAACGAAGCCGCCGTGGCGCAGCTGATGGCGGGGAAGCCATGAAGAAGCACACTGTAGCGCCGGGCACGGCCACCGAGATACGTCGAGCCCTGCGGATAACCAAAGCGGATGTGAAGGCGGCGCTGGCCGCGATAAGGGCAGCTCTCCGGTGAGTGACCGCGGCGTGTATGTTGTTGCGTTCGGCGATCCCGCGCGCAAGTGCGCCGTCCGATGTGTCGAGTCGTGGCACTACTTCATGCCCGGCGTGCCCGTATCCGTCGCCGGTGTCGAGAAGTTGGGACCGGAGGACGTGTTCGTGAAGGCGGAGGACGAGGACGTCGGCGGTCGGTCGGTGAAGACCAAGATTTGGGATCTGGCGCCGGCGGAATGGGAGTACGTCCTGTACGCCGATGCGGACACAGAACTGATCGCCCCGGTGCCGTCCCTCTTTGGGTTCCTGGAGGACGGGTGGGACGCACTGTTCTGTCTGAACGCCCAGAGGTACGTCACCGCCGAGAACATGCGGCGGCCGGACAACGGGGACGAGTGCGACGAGACGGTGGCACTCTACGGCACAAACCAGCTGATCCAATTCAACGGTGGAATATTCGGCTTTCGGCGCAACGAGCGCACGCAAGCACTGGTACAGGCGTGGCACTCGGAATGGGACGCGTACGGAAAACGGGATCAGCAGGCGCTCATGCGGGCGCTGTTCCATTACCCGGTTCGGCTGCTGGCCCTTGGGGTCGAGTTCAATACCAGTCTCCGCTACTACTCAGCGGCCCGTTCGGTCGGGGTTGTTCACAGTCAGATGAACGCTCGGCGCTGGAAGGGCATCATCAAGGGTCGGTCTGATAGTGACGAAGCCTGGGCGGCCACGCATCCGAGCTGGGCCGATCTTGGTGGGAAGCCCAAGTGAAGCCTCTTCGCATTCTTTGGGTGGTCAAGAACTCTCCCTCCTGTTTTGAGAATGCACATCGGAACATGGGCATCGGGTCGTATTCGGTGGAGGGGATGACCTGGGAGAAGAGGACGTGGTCGCGGTTCAATACCACCCAAAGTTTGCGGGCCATTCGCAAGGAGGGTTTTGACCTGGTGCTGCACGAGGATGGGGGAAGCTGGTGCACGTATACAGAACGTGGTATCTTGCCCGTCGTGTACTTTAGTATCGACGATACCCTGTCGGAGGATCACCTGCGCAATCGAATAAAGCAGGCACGGCAGGCAGATTTGGTACTGGTGGACCACGGGCCGCTGGGGCCGTTCAAGACAGAGGCCGGACGACCGGTGCTCCGGTTCAACTACGCGGTCAACGAGCGGGTCTTCTATCCGATGGGTCATCGGACCACGGATGTAGTCTTTCATTGTTCCTCCGGGCAGCGGCAGAATGAGCCCGGTGCGGCGGAACGAATTCGGGTGCGGCGACTGTTGCACACTATCTGCCAGCGACACGGGTGGTCTTATCGGTCGGGCGTACGGGGGCTGGACAAGTATGCCCGTTCGCTCGCGCAGGCGCGTGTGGTGATGAACGTTCCCCGAACGGAGACGAACCGTCCGCACCGGGTGTTTGATACGATGGCGGTCAAATCTTGTTTACTTACGGGCCCCATTCCCAGGGTGCTGGGGGATGACATTCAGACCGGCGTACACTATGTGACCTTTACGGATGATCAACAGCTGGAGGATATGTTGGAGTACCTGTTGGAGGATGACGGTGGGTACGAGGAGATTGCGGAAGCAGGTTACAATCTGGTCATGGCGAACCACACGTGGGTGATCCGCGCCGCACAACTCAGGGCGACGTTGGCGGAGGTCTTTGGATTATGAGGGACTGGACACAGCCCACTTCCCCAGGCGCCATTCAACGTAGGCCGTGGATGTCTCCATGGGCTGAGCACATGTTTGGCGAGCTGCTGTACCCCGGTATTCGGGTTGTGGAGTTTGGGAGCGGTGGATCAACCCTGTGGTTGCGGGATCACGCGGCGACTGTACTTGTTTCTTACGAAACTAGACTTGAGTGGGTGGAGACGATGGTCATCCATGGGGAGATACCCTGCCTGTGGGACGGCCTGACGATGCTGGACATTCCAGAGCATGATTTGCTATACGTCGATGGTGATCCGTACGAGTTCCGGCCGCTGTTCGCCGCCATGGCCTGGCCAAGCTTGCTATCTGGTGGGTGGATGGTGCTAGACAACTCCAACGAGCGACGACTTGGGACGATGCGGGCCGATTACATTACGCGCTCGTCAGAATTTCTCGCGGTAGAACATCAGCCTCGTCCGTGCGGATTCTGCGAGACCGGGTTCTTTAGGAAAGGTTGATGCCCATGAATGTTCTCGTGATTACCTGCAACGAACGGGCGCACCTGCTGTCGGCGTTTGCCCACTGCTTCAACTCTCGGTGGCCGGCGATCCAGGCGGTGGACGTATTTGGCTACGAGGATTTGCCCCGGGACCTGCCGACCAACTTTTTGGTCCACTCGCTTGGCAGGCAGAAGGACGTGTCTTGGGCAGCGGGACTGCGGAAGGCCCTCGGGGACTATCCCGACGAATTCGTCTTGCTCCTCGAGGACTACTTTCTGGTCCGTCCCGTCAACCTGGTTCAGCTTACCGCACTGTGGAACTACGCGCTGGAGGGATCGACGGTCGCCAAACTCGACCTAACGGGCGACCGGATGAAGGTCCCACACCAACGCTACGCCATGGTGGCCGGGATCGACATCGTGTCCTCCTTCCCTGACGCACCGTACCAGGCGTCCCTTCAGGCGGCGATCTGGAAGCGTTGGTTCCTGTGGTCGTTGCTCACGGAGGACGAGGACCCCTGGCAGTTTGAGAAGCACGCGACGAACCGGATCATCCAACGGCGGAGGGAGATCGGTTCCTCCTTTGTCGTCCTCGGGACGTACGCCCCGGTACTGAACTACGCGAACGCCGCGGCGGGAAGGGGCGGCGTGCTCCGGTACAACGTTCCAGACGACCTGAAGGCAGAGTTGAAACGGGAGGGCGTATGGGCAACGTAACGTTGGGCATTCCGCCAGAGCTCGGTCTAGCGGCCAAGCACGCGTCGGGCGCCCGGGTGTTTATAGAGACGGGCACGTACCGGTGCGGTACCGCGCTGTGGGCGGCCAAACAGTTCGAGGTCGTGCACACGGTCGAGATGTACGAGGACTATTTCAGTCGGGCGAAGCATGGGCTGGCGGGGCACAAGAACGTGACGGTCTGGTTCGGGGACAGTCGCATCGTCCTTCCGACGATCCTCCAGGATCTCCACGAACCGATCATGTTCTGGCTGGACGCACACTGGTGCGGGAATGCCGAAATCTCTACCGGTACCCCCGGCGAATGTCCCCTGATGGAGGAGCTGGCTGCCATCGCCGAACGGTACGATCAGGGGTACGAGGACGTAGTGCTGGTGGACGATGCGCGCCTATTCGTCGCCCCGCCCTCGCGGCCGCACGACCCGGCGCAATGGCCTACGGTTGAACAGGTTCAGTACGCTGTACGAAAGCTGCTCGGACGACCGCACGCACCGGTGATCGTGGACGACGTTATCGTGTTGGCTACGCCCAAGGCGCTACACAAGATGGGACTGATGGAATGATCAACATTCACAGAACGGACGGGACCGCCGACGACTACGCCGTGTGGCTGGACCTCATGTTCCCCGGAGCGTTCGAGGACGTGGAGCAGGCGACCGACAAGATCCGACGAGGCAAGCGAAAGAAGCAGGTAGCGCGGTACCAGGCCCTGGCGCTGTGGGGACTGGCTCGACAGTACAACGCAACGGGGGAACTGATCGTAGAGCTTGGGACGTACTACGGGTTCTCGGCAGCGGTGATGAAGCTGGCGACGCCGCTGGCCTGGCTCAACACGTACAACCCGGTATCGTGGGAGGCGGGGGATGCGGCGCAGAATCTGGCAAGTTTGGACCGGTGTACCGTCTGGACGAAGGCGTCCTGGGACGCACTGGCCGGGCAGGATACGGCGGATGTGTCCATGGTCTTCGTTGACGGGGACCATAACGCAGTGGCCCGGGACGTGCCGTGGTTCAACACGCTTCGGGTCGGTGGATTGATCCTTTTTCACGACTTCACGCCGGGCACCTCTCTGATTCATCCCTGCGAGCCGGTGTACCGTGCGGTGAATAAACTTGCCCTACGGCTGGGACGGGAACCGGATGTTCTTGTGGTCGAGGAGTCAACGTTTGGTCTTGCGGGGTTCTACCGCCAAGAAGGGGAAGTCTCGTGATAGAATTGACGGGAGGGATTTATGGCTGATACACCTCGTTATACCACGGTCGTTGAGGTCAAGGCGGCGATGAGCAAGGCCGGATCGGAGTTCGATACGCCCCTAGCGATGCTGATCGTCTCTGCCGAGGATACCATTGATCGAGTCTGCAACCACAAGGACGGGTTCTTGGCGGCATCCACAGCTACGGCTCGTACATTTCCTGGTTCGAACAAGGCTTACCAACCCATCGACGAGTGTGGCGCGGCGCCTACGCTGGTTGCGGTGAAGGACAGTCCTTCGGACACGGCGTACGTTTCCTGGGCAGCCGCCGACTGGGTAGCGTTCACCGGCGATCCCCGGCGTCCGGACTTCAATCCGGTCAAGAAGCCTTACACCGCGCTGATGGTTACGCCGGCGGGTAACTATCGGGTCTTCACCGGCGGACTGTACAGTCAGCAACGGGGGTTTCGCCCCGACCTCGATGTGCGGTTTGCCGTCCCGACGGTGCAGGTCACCGCGAAGTGGGGCTATGCGACGATCGTTCCGAACCCCGTGCGAATGGCCACGGTGGCCCAGACATTGCGGTGGTTCAAGCGCGCCCAGGGTGCGTGGCAGGACGCGATTCAGTCGGGTAACATGGGAACGCTCTTGTTCACCAAAGTCCTGGATCCAGACATCGAGTTGATGCTCGTCCAGGCTCGGCTTGTGCGGCCGGCGGTGGGCTAATCGTGCCCGTCGCACCGTCTATCGAGCTCCAGGGGATGCAGGCGCTCCAACGCTGGGCGGAGACCCGCGTTCGAGAGCTCCAAGGAAATCGGGTGCTCGCAGCCATGCGGAACTCCGTGCTGATGGTCGAGCGTCAGGCCAAGATCAACTCGCCGGTAGACACCGGGCGCTTGCGGGCCAGCATCACGCCGGACGTAGGGATCGGCGAGGGGAACGCGGTCGAGGGGATCGTGGGGACCAACGTGGAGTACGCGCCTTGGGTGGAGTTTCGCGAGGCCAAGCACGCGGTTGGCCAGAGCCACTACTTGGGGGATGCGTACCTCCAGTCCATGCAGTACATCCGGGAACAGTTAGGAGAAGCCGTGGGTGAGATCCTGTCGGAGCTGCACGAATGACCACGATTACGAACGCCCAGATCTGTGACGCCATTCGCAACAAGCTGGTCGCGGCGGTTGGCGTGGCGCAGTCGTACAACGCCCTTACCGAAGGGATGAACGACCCCAACCTCATTCAGGTGTATCCCGAGGCCGCACGCCAGGATCCCGGCGGGCAGACGGACCGTACCACCTTCGGTGCAGGGGTGCGGCAGACCGACACCACCATCAACTGCGACTATTACGCGCGGCAGCGACGGGAGATCGGCGAGGACATGGCCGCCCTGGTTACCGGCATCGACGCCATCACGACCGTCCTGGAGGCGCAGAGCCACGAACCGGCGTTCGGACTCGACGGGATCCAGCAGTTCTCGTGGTCGTGGACCCGGGTGCTGTTCTCTTACGGTGATCCCGACATCCGTTACATCGGAGCCCGTTTCGTGATTCACATAAGGACGTACTAGAATGCTGTACCGCGTGCTGAACCCCCTGTCTAGGAAGGAACGCCTCTATCCCATCGGTACGGTGACGGACCTGTCGTGGGTGAACGAGGAAGGGCGGGAGAAGCTCGTCCGCGTGGGCGCAGTGGCCGAGGTGCACGGGCCCCCGATTACCGAACTGCCGGACTGGAAGACGCGGGCCCCCAGATTGGCAAAGCAGGATATAATGAACCTTGACCAACTCGTGACGGCGGACGCAAGCGCGTTGGCCGCCGGGTTGAAGATCAGCGTTATCACCGTGAAACGCTGGCAGTCGGAGGCGGCGGCGGCCCTGACCGCGCCCCCCGAATCGCAGTGTTGAGGCGGGTGAACCCCGCCCGGAGGGTAGGGATGTGGCTCAGACGAGTACCGCAATAAACGCCTGTGACGTCAGCTTTTGGTTGGACAACGCGTCGGCGGCCTTGAAGGACCTCAGTGGGTCGAGCAACTCGATCCAGGTGAACTTCGACCACGACGTGAAGCCGTTTCGTACGTTCCAGAGTCAATGGCCGAAGCGGTTGGAGTGCGGCAAGGATGCGAGCATCACGCTCAACGTCGTGTACAGCTCGACGTCGGACGAGGGCTGGAGCGTTTTGAAGAACTGGTTCTTCGCCGCGGCCCCGGGCGCCCGGACGTTCAACCTGTACATCCCGACGAAGAACGTGGGGGCGGACTTTTTCTATGGCGAGGTTCGCATCAAGAGCCTGAGCTTCACCCTGTCGCCCGACGAGGCCGGTCCGGTGATGGTGCAGGCCGTGCTCGAGCCGGACGGTCCGATAACGCTGTCGACCAGCTCGACGTAAGGATCAACGGGTCCGGGAGGCCCTGACGAATGAAGACATTCGAGAACACAGAGCTCGGCGTAAAGTTCGACCTGCCGGAGGACATCACACTCCGGCAGGAGCTGAACTACTTTTCCACCGTGGACCCGTCCGTCCCGTGGATGCTAGCGGCCTGGCAGGCGGCCATGACACTGGTCAAGAACTGGGAGTGCGAGACGATCCCGGATCCGCACAAGCTGGACCTGGACAAGAAGCACAAACGGATCATTACGCAAATCATTGTGTGGGTCGGGACCGAGGTGTCGGCGTACGTGAACGGACTGGGCGTGCCTTCCCCAAAATAGTAGCGGCCACCGTGGCCGCGGCCAAGGGCCCGAAGAAGGGGCGGAAGGGTCAGACACCGAAGGAAACACCGGTGCCACGGCTCCTATCACTGTTCTGGATGTCACAGCGGCTCAACGTGCCGCTGGAGGCCGGGGCGCTGCTTGACCAGTCGTCACGGCTGCAGCAGCAGGCACTCTACCTGGACAGGGTGTACGCCGTGGTCCGGGCGTGGGCGAAGGGAAAGAACCTTGAAAAGGAAGACGCGGACTTGGTGCTCAGGCTGACCCAGGCGGGGATGATGTAAAATGGAACAACAGTACACTCTTTCGCTGGTCATCAAGGCGCTGGACGAGTTCAGCAAGACGTTCGCTACGCTAAACTCCCAGCTTGGCAATACGGCCAAAGCGCAGGGTAAGACTACCACAGCGACGGCGACGGCGACGGCCGGACTGAACCAATTCAAGAATACCCTTCAGCAGGTCACCTCTGGAAACTTCGTAGGAGCGTTTCAGTCCCTTGCCGGTGCCATTCCCGGTGTCGGGGTCGCGGCGGTCGCTGTCACTGGGATTTTTGTAACCCTAGGAGCAGCACTAAACAAGCAGGTAGAAGAGGTCCGGGCAACCATCAACGCCGTGGACGAGCTGGCCGACCGCTATAACCTTACCATGCGGCAGGCCAACCAACTCCACTACGTCACGAAGATTTTCAACATTGATGCCAATACCCTAGGGCGCACGTTTCGTACTATGGGCCGGCAGGATCTTCCGCCCACGGTACAGGGACTGATCGAGGCCAAGAAACGGATCGAGGCGGTACAGGACCCGACGGAGCGACTACAGCTGACGTTCAAACTGTTCGGTCGTGGTGCACTCCTGATGGCGGACATGCTCAAGGCCAGTAGCACCGAACTGCAGCTGTGGGCCGACCGGGCGAAATACCTGGGTTCTGTGACCGAGATAATGACCAAGGAGCAGGATGACTTCAGTCGATCACAAGCGTACTTTACGAGTGCAACGAAGAACGCCAACGTCGCGATGTTCAAGTCCACCCTCACCATGAAGCAACAGGTACAGTTGTGGTTCGCAGAACACACAGCCATGGGTCGGGTCAACGTCGCCCTACAGTCCTTGGGGCTCAACCTCGACGAAGCCACCCTCGATCTAGACACCATGAACAAGATGCTGTACGCGGCCACGCAACTCCAGGTCGCCGGTATCCCGGTAACCGAGGCCATGACCAATGCCTGGATTGCCTCGGAGGACGCGGTGCAGCGCGCCACGGAGGGTCAGGACGAGATCGCCGCGCGCATGCTTATCACCGAGGAAGCGGCGCGGCGGCTGAACCTTCCGGTACAAGACTTTATTCAGCGGGCGCCGACGGCGGCTCTTGCCTGGAACGAGGCGCTGGACGGCGTGGATACCAATCTGGCCGGTTCCATCGAAAGCTGGCTGTCCCAGTTCAACATCTTGAACATCGGCATCAAAACTACTCAGGACACATTTGCACTGCTGAGGGGTGCCGCGGCCCAGGGTATGGATCCCAAACAGGTTGAGGACTACGCCGCGGGGCTGGAGGGCGTTGCGCTCGCCCAGGAGGCTCTGGCCGGCGAGATGACCAAGGGGGAAGCGCTAAAGGCAGCCCGGGACTTGGGTGTACCGATCCAGGACATGTACAATTATCTTGCGCTATCGAAAGAGGAACTTCAGGGCCTGGCACAGAAGTGGAAAGTGCAGATCGCCGTGAAGGCCTCCGGCGACACATGGGCTTTGCGGTTCCTCATCTCCAATGGGACGTCCGGACAGAGCAAAGCCGATACGTACGAAAAAACAACGGAAGCCCGAAATCAAGCGTTCGGCGACTCCAACCTCCTGGGCGGCATCTACAACGTCGGGGAAGCGGGCACCGAAGGACTGATCGTCCGGGGCGGACGCATCAGCATCATCCCGCACCACAAGTGGCTGGCGAGCGGAATGGGCGCCGGGCGCCCGGGATTTATGGAAGGCGGCGACCTAAACACCGGGTCGCTCAACACGAATATCGCCTACGCCGGGCTGACACAGAACCAGATCGACTACATGACCGGGGATGGCGGCGGCGGGAAGAAGACCAAGGCCGTTCAACAGGTTGCCGCGGCCGTGCAGCAGGCCTCGACGCAGGCGGCGGCCGTTGCCGCCCAGGTGGTCGCTGCTGCGGTTCCGAGTCCGGCGGCGATCGGCCAGGCGGTCACGACACCCGTCATCGCTGCAAGCGCACGAGCGGAACAGGCATCAAAAGAAAACAGCATGCTTCTCGTACAGATCCTATCGGTGCTCCGAAACCAGGGGACCGCGGCGGATACGTCGAGGGGGATGAAGGAAGCAGTAATTTTGGGCGGGCAGTAGATGGCCGACATCAAGCTAGACAGTATTCGCGTCGACGTGGAGCTCTCCGCCGGCGTGTGGACGAACCTTATTGCCGACGTGGTCATGGACGACTCCATCACCTCGGCATTAGGCATCACCGGCTTTGGTCCGACGGATCTCGTTGGCGGGACCGGGACACTAGCGTTCACGCTGGACAACAGCGCCCTCGCTGGGCTCCTCGGGCGGTACTCTCCGGGGCATGCCAATCTGCTTGCCGGATGGGCGGTGCAAGATCGCGTGCGGTTTGTTCTGTCGTACAGCACGGGGAACGCGGCAATCTACAACCCTACGGCGGGGAGTACTACAAGTACGGCGGTCGCATTCGCTCCATCGCGCCGACGGCCGGGCAGTTTCAGGATCGAAAAGTGGCGGTGGGGTGCACGGATTGGCTGGATGATGCGGCGAACCAGAAGACGTCTAGACTCGTGGTGGACTTTGACGTCATGAGCGGGGAGGCGGTGAATACCCTGCTCGACTCCGTGGTCAATCAGCCCCAGGGGCGGGACCTCGCGGCGGGCATCGAAGTATTCCCGACGGTGTTCGACACGGCCAAGGACGAGCGTACCCTCGTTCTGGGCGAGCTCCAAAAGGTGGTCGTCTCTGAGTTTGGGCGCCTGTACACCAAGGGCGATCAGTCCTCGGGAGAGGTACTGACGTTCGAAGACCGTCGTCAGCGCCTGCTGATCAAGACGGCGTCCCAGACTCTGAACGAGACGGACCTCATGGAGGTCACCCCGACGCACGATGTGTCTAGCGTGTATAACGTCGTCCGGGTTACGTCGTACCCCCGCCTGGTCGGGGACACGCCGACTGCACTGTTCACGCTGCGCAACCCCATCTCGTTGGTACCGGGACAGAGCCATACGTTCCAGGCGCGGTACACGGACGAGGCCAACCCCGACGCACGGGTGGCCGGAACCGACATGGTCACCCCGGAGGCCGGAACCCACTACAAGTTCTCCAAGTCCAAAGACAACGACAACGGTGACCTGAACGAAGACCTTACGGTGATGGTAACGTTCGGCGGCAACGCGGCCGAGTGCACGGTGACCAACGACGGGCAGACGCCGGGTTTTGTGACTACGTTCAAGTTGGTGGGTACCTCGATCAAGACCTACGAGCCGGTGGTCGCCGAGGCCCGAAACAACGCCAGCATCGCCCTGTACGGCGAACGGATTCTCGACATCTCTATGCCCTACCTGGACAACTCGTTGCTCGCCGAGGCGCTGGCGGTCTACGTCCTGCGCCTATACGCGTATCCCCGAACGTTTTACACGGTGGGCATACAGACGCATGGGGCGGACGAGTCCCTGCTCATCGCGGCGCTCCAGGTGGAGCCCGGGGACGTGGTGGACCTGACCGAACAGATAACGGCCCTTAGCGGACTCTTTGTCGTGAACGCGGTTCGTGTTACAATAGATACGTACTGGATGCCGTACGTCGTGTGGTCGGTCCTCCCGGTGGATCCCACCGACTACTGGTTGCTCGAGACGGTCAACTACGGCGAGCTCGAGCAAGAAACGTACCTGGGGCCATAACGCATGGGATACTTAGCAAGAACCCATCTCAACATCGGCGACCTCGTCCCGGCCACGGACTATAACCAAGGCATGGACAACGAGGCCCAACTCAAGTCGTGGGTGGACGACGCCTCCAAGGCCTCACTGACCAACAACAGTGGCGGGAACCTGGCGGAGGGCGCG